GCCGATCAGCCCGGCGACCAGCGGCACCGCCGCACCCACCGCGCCCGCAGCACCGGCCACGCTCGTCAGCGCACTGACGCCCGCCGAGCCGACCGACGTGAACAGGCCGCCGAGCCCCGACAAGGCGCGGGCCAGGAAACTGATCTGCGACGTGTCCGTGTGGACGTGCACCGTGGGGTCCATGCCGCCCACTGCCGCCGCCTGCGCGGCCACGTGCGCCAGACCGGCCGTGGCCTGCCCGGTGTTGGCGTCCACCGTCACCGTGGGGTCCGCAGCGCCCACCGCGCCCGCCGCCGCGAGGGTGGCGTTCAGGGCGTCCACGGCGTGCTGCACCTGCGCCTGCACCGTCACCTCAGGGTGCGCCGCCCCCAGAGCCTCCAGCCGGCCACGCAGCGCCTCGGCCTCACGCACCGCCTGCTCGGCATCGAGGTCAACGCCGATCTCCTGGTGCGACATGGCCTCCAGGCGCGCCCGAATGTCGGCGATCTCCCGGTCCGCGTGCGCGGTGTTCGCGTCGATCGTGACCTCGGGCAGCTCCGACACGGCCTCTTCGAGCCCGCGGTGGATCAGCTCGCCGGTGGTGATGGCCTCGCCGCCGAGGTGGTGCAGCCCGGCCTCGGCCCCGGCGAGCCCGGCGATCATGCCACTGTCATCGAGGTCCACCGTGGCCACGAGCTGCCCGACCGTTAGCGACATGGCGGCCTCCTACGAGTGCAGGGCTGCGATCGCGGCCGCCGGATCATCGATGATCGAAAGCTCGTCGCGGCTCACCGCGCGCCACACGCTGTCGCCGGACAGCCCGGCGAGCAGGGCGTTGAAGCGGCGGCGGGTCAGGCGCGCGATGTCGTGCGGGCCGTACCCGTACTCGCGCTGGAAGTCGGCCTCGATCGCCCACCAGTGGCGGAGGATCGCGAGCTCGTAGCGGCTCGGCGCGCGGCCCGGTTCGGCTGCGCGGATGGCGCTTTTCCCTCTACCTCGGCGGCGGTCACCAGCTCGAACGCCTCACGGAACGACGTGGGCTTGCCGCCGCCGTTGGCGATGCCCCACGCGAGCACCACCTTGAACTCCCGGGCGCCCATGTCGGCGGCGATCCACTGGTTCAGCACGCCGGGACCGAAGACCAGCGCCACCAGGGCCTGAATGTCCTCGTCCCGGGAGCTGTCCCGCAGCTCGTTCATGCGCTGCTGGAAGCCGAGCGGCAGATCGTTGGGCACCGGCACGGTGACGCCGCGAATGGTCTCCGTGGGCGCGTCGCCCGCGTTGACCTCGGCCCAGAACGCGTCCCAGCTGCTCGTGTCCACCGCCTCCGGGGCGGGCTTGCGTGCCGCCATCAGCTCTTCGCCGCGGTGGTCGCGGCGCCGGACTTGGTGAACGTGACACCCCAGCTCACCTTGTCGTTGTTGCCGCCGCCCTGGTCGTCCAGCTCCGCCGTCGCCGTCCACACCTCCCAGTCGGTCTCGGACTCGTGCGCGAACCGGATGCTGCCGAGGGAGTCGTCGCTCTTGGCTTCGGCCAGGGTCTCCACGAGCGCCTGCCCGGGGTCCAGCGCCCCGGTGTCGGGGTCGAGCAGGCGGAAGCCGGCGAGCTTGAGCGTCTTGCCGCGCTGCATGATCTGCTGCTCGTACTCGCCGTCGCTGCCGTACGTGGTGGTGTCCGCGTTCGCCGCGTTCGCGGCGCTCTTGGTGAACGTGTTGATCGCGGTCGGGGCGATGGCCACCCACGTACCGGCGTTCGCCGGGTCCTCGATCTCGAATGCGAAGCCGCGCGCGTTGTACTTGGTGGCGGTCATGGCGGGCCCTCCTCGGGCATGCAGAAGTGGCCCGCCGGCAGGCGCCGCGGGCTGGGGTTGGTCAGGGGGCTGGAGTTTCCTTGAACCTCGCGATGGTGGTTCAAGTAAGTGGTCGTGTGGCCTGAACGTGGGCGGGGTCAGGCGGGGCGGTGCGCGCTCGGCGAGTACGTCTCCAGCGAGAAGTTCACGACGTACTCGATCCGGCCGAGCTCGTCCTGCCCCATCGAGCCGGGCGACTGGTTGGCCACGGCGAGCAGCAGCCGCGTGCCGTCCTCGAGCGTGATGGGGCCGAGCCCGTTCAGCGCGTCGTACAGCGCCTGCGCGCGGGTGCGCGCCTGCGCCCGGTCGGTCGCGGGCGCGCGCACCCGCACCTGCAGGGAGGGCGCGTCGTAGGGGAGCTTGGAGTCCACGGGGGCGCCGCCGTACACGGTCAGCGTCACCGCAGCATCCGGGCTGGCCGGCGAGAGGTCGAAGAACACGTCACCGGGATACGTGACGAGACCCTGGTCGGCGAGGTAGCGGGCGAGCCCGTCATGGAGGTCAGCCACGGATCACCACCCAGTCCAGTTCGCTCACCAGCTTCGTGCCCTTACGCAGGTTGCACGCAGCGTGAGCAGGCTTGAGGTTGTCCATGCTGTGCGCGCCACCGCGCGCCAGCGGTACAACGTGATCGAAATGCAGGTCGAAGAGACCCGCGATCGGCAGGGCACAGAGGTGGCACACCATGCCGTCGCGGGCGAGGATCGCTCGGAAGCTGACACGGCCGACTCGGCGGCTCTTGAGGAGCTTGCGACGACGACCGCTGGAACCGCGCTTGATCAGGCGAACGCGGGTGCGATTGGCGCTCACCCATGCCCGTGAGACCGACGCCACGTGGTCCTTGTTTGCTGCTCGCCAACGCAGCGTCGCTGCCCGTGCCCGATCAGGGTGCAGCGCACGCCATCGGTCATACGCCGTCTTCTTCATGGCGAGGTATGCGGGATCGGCCTTCTTCTCGGCGTGCTTCGCGCGCGCGCGATCCGGGTCGTAGTTGGCGTTCGCCAGGGCGCGGCAGCATGCCTTACACCAGGAGTGGCGGCCATCTGAGGCGCGGGGAGTCGTGGAGAACTCGGCCTTCGGCTTGACGACTCCGCACTTCGAGCAGGGCTTATCAGCGCTTGCCAGCCGGGCGGCCTTAGCCGCCTCGCGCTCCGCTATGAAGGCCGCGTGCCGCTGCGGGTCCTTCCGGAGCTGATACGCCCAACGGTTGTAGTGGATGCTGCACATGCCGCGCCCGAAGTGGGCACGTTCGCATCCGTCGTGCGAGCAGGTACGCTCGGTCATGTCGGCACTCCTGAGGTGTCGGCCATGCCCCGGGAGCGTTGGCGCGCTCGCCGGGGTCTCTTCGGTTGTGGGGCCAGTCTACCCGCGCGCCCACAAGCGCAGGGGCACGGCCATCAACTGCAACATCACGTCGCGTTCGGTGTTCATTGGGATTTCAAGATACTTACTGGATCTCCCGGGCAGGTGCCGCCACGTCAGTTCCTCGTGCTGACGCAGGGCGTACACGGTGTCGTAGCTGATCGCACCGTTCAGGCCCTCCACGACGACCTTGCCGGATCGCTCCAGCGTGCCCTCGCGCAGCGGCACCAGCTTGTTGGCCTCACCGAGGGTGTGTTCGAGGGCGCGGGCCAGGCCTTCGGACGCGGCGCGGCGGCCACGGTCCGTCCACAACCTGCGGCCCTCCCATCGGGTCTCCACGCGCACCGGCATGATGGTCACCCCCTGTCACTTTGGCGGCACCGCCAAAGTGATCACGCGAGCAGCAGTTCGAGGTGGTCCGGCGTGGGCAGGCCCCCGGCGGTCGCGGGCCACGGCTGCATGACGGTCGTGACACGCCCGTCCGGCAGGGTGACACGCGACAGGGCGGGGGCGTCCGGCCCGAGGCGGGCGAACAGCACTGCGGACGACATGACCTGCGTGCCGTCCGTGCCACGCGCCGCCCGCGCCTTGTTCTCCACGTAGCACTCCACCGTCTGCGGCGGGCCGAACGACGGGCCGTCCGGCCCCTCGCCCTGCCACGCCTCGATGACCGCCGACTGCCGCAGCAGCCATCGCGGGATGGTGCCCATCAGGAGATCACCAGGCCGATGGTCAGCACGTCCGGGGTGAGGTCGGGCGAGCGGAGCACGTCCCACACCTCCTCGGCGATCTGCCGGGCGGGCGACGCCGAGGCGGCCACGTTGGTCACCGAGCGACTGAGGTTGACGGAGCCGATCTGCACGCTGCCCCAGCCCGCGCCCATCGCCCCGGTGGAGTCGCCGAGTTCGTCCCACCACGCGGCCTGCGCGCACACCGCGTCGCGGAACGCGGCGGTCACCAGCGCGTTGGTGGGGAGCCCGTCGCTGTCGGCCTGGTACCAGCACAGCCGGAACACGGCGCTGTCCAGGAAGCGGCTGGCCTTGGCGAGCAGGGCGTCGGCATCCGCAGGTGCGGTCGTGCCGGTGTAGGCGGCCATGTCCGCAGCGGTCGCGTAGATCCTCGGCATGGCCACCCCCCCTACAGGCCCAGGACCGTGGCGGTCACGGACGCGTCCGCGCCGCTGTAGTCGACATGCACGGACCCATCCGCCTGCCGGTACTCCGGACCCAGCGGGCCGATCAGCACGTCCCCGGACGCGGCCACGGTGATGGCCAGGTCCGCGACCGCGAGGGCCTGCGTGCCCACGGTGCCCGGGGTCTGCACCGTCACCGTCAGGCTGGTGTCGTCCCCGTTCACCACCCGCAGGTAGCGGCGCGCCGCCCACGGGAAGCTGTTGCCGTCCGTCAGGTTCACCGCCGCCAGGGCGGTCGCCAGGTTCAGGCCGGCCGCAGCCGGGCCCGTCACCGCCAGTGCTGTGCGCGCCATCAGGCGTCGCCTCCCTTGTACTGCTCGATCAGGGCGGCCTTGCTCATGCCCCCGGCCTCGGTCTCATCGGCGCCGCACGC